TACTTGTTTCTTATCAGAATCGTTTTCACATGAGCGACATATTTCTCTATGAGAAGGATATAACCAACCGTTTCCTTTACAATGTTTACAATTAACCCACTTTGGCATATTTTATTGCTTTTTTATTGAAGAATATCTTTAAATACGTTATTTATATATTAAATATAATAATACATATTTATCTTAGCTTTTTCAAGAAAAAATATAACTCCTGGATATAAAATGTCTTCGGTCCAACGCGGTTATTCTCAGACACGTCAAACATATTTATATACAAATTATGAGGAACCATATGTATTTCAGTTATCTGATATTCAGGGTGCTATACAATCAAGCGGAGCAAATTACAATCAGTTAACTGCCTCTACTTACATTGCTAATTCCCTTGATGATTTAAATATGATTCTTTCTCAACTTGATGGTGGCAATTATCCAGCAGCTCCTTATTATCAATATTATTTACCAAACGATTTACTTACAGTATTAGATTTTGGCAAGGTAATTCGTATTGGATTAGCAAGTGATCCAAATATTCTTGTGTTTCGTTTAGTTGGATTAACAGGAACCTCTTCAACTAGCGGATTACCTGCGGGAAATGTTCCTACATCAGGATTTCTTGTAGTTGGCAATAAAATGGCCCTAACATACAATGATTATTTGTACGTTGGTGTTGGCGGTTCTGGCTATGCTTTTTAAATTAGAAAGGTCTAAACATATATTGCAATCATATATTAACTATGATAACAATATGCGTTATACATATTGGACAGCATTTTCCTCATTATATAAAAGATTGTATACATCAATTACGACTTCATAATCCAAAAGAAACTGTAGATATACTTTTATTTATAAATGGACAGTCAAATTACAAACATGCTACATATTTAGAACAATTATATTTAATAAAACCAGTCTATATTGAAGAATTACCAATTACACCTCATTATCAAGAGTTTTTAGCACATAGTAAGCGATTATTAGATCTTGGATTTCGCCAAAAATATTCTCAGTATATTTTGGAGCGTTATTTTGTATGGGAGGCATATATGTTACAAACGCAAATAAAAAATATGTATTTTATTGAATCAGATAATTTAATGTATGTACCTTTAAAATTTGTGGTACAAACAGAATGTTTATTTTCACAAGGCATGGCTATGCCGTTTGATACAGTAGAGCGTGGGGCACCAAGTTTTGTATTTGCTCGTGATCATGTTGCCTTACAAGATATGAATAAATGGATTGTAGATTGTATGAAGAAAAATATGATTGATGATATGGATATATATGGTTTTTATAGACAAACCTATCCTAATAAAATTTTTCCATATCCAGTGTTACCAGCGGTATGTAATAAAGACAAAACAGAACGAAAGAATTTAATTGGTCAGTGCGTTTCTATCGATAAATGTAGTTTTTTATGTGATGAACGATTTCCTATTCTTTTTGATTCTGTTGTGTATGGACAGGCAGTATCAGGAGTGGACCCACGTAATACAAATGCTCAAAATAGTGTAGGATATATGAATGAAAAGGCGTTATTTTCTGTAGCAGAAACAGAGTTTGGATGGACACAACAGAATCAATTATGGATTCCAATAGCAAATAAACTACCAATTGTAAATCTTCATATTCATTCAAAAGCCTTATCATGTTTTCTATCAGATAGACAGACGCCGCCATGTGCAGATTATAATCCAAAAGAACTTATGGAAAAAATCAATAGAGATTATAAATCTTAACAATTACGAACATATAAGGCAATAAATAATGTTAAAACTCCACCAATAAGCATACCCACAAATAAAAGACACATACCTATAATACGGTGTTTAGACGTAATTTTATCTGATTTATGTTCTGTAACATAATCAATAACATTTGGTGATGTATTAGGAGTATTTTCAGGATTAACTGTAGACCATATAGGATAATGAATAGGAATGTTCATAATTAATAATGTGTTATAAAAATAATGATTTAATCAATTTTTATTTTTATTTAAGTTCATTTTCGTCAAACGTTATTAGACAACACAGAACCCTGCTTCACTGCACTTACCAACAGCACAGTCCGAATCTTTATTACAGATATAAGCGTATTCAGGATACCAAGCAGGTCCCCACCAGAAAAAAGGCCAACCGTATCCCCACCATCCATCACCGCCACCTGAACCCATCCAATTACGGCTTATATTAGCACCACCACCTGGATAAAAATGTGGCTGCTCTATGTGTTCATGCCATCCATGTCGACCCTGATTTTCACCATGCTGAAAAGCATAATGACCACTATGAGTCTGAACTTGATGTCCACCTCCTATATGCCCAACTTGTCTTCCAATACCTAAGCCACCGCCTGCATGACCACCGCCTCCACCAATATTACCACCCCCATGACCACCGCTACCTCCTATACCTCCGCCTCCACGATATCCTTCAATTGGTGCACCATCTAATGGTGAATTAGCTGTACCACCTGCACGAGATATGGCTTGCCCTACGCCACCACTACCGCGAAATTGTTCACGTATACGTTCATGACGTATTACAAGATGTGTCATAAACATACCTAAAAATATAACAAAAAGCAAAAATAGTATGTTTGCCCAAGCCTTCATAGGGTCTTTCTATAAATATATAATATATACTTACGAAGATGCACTAACTCCAGGTGGACCTTGAGGACCGGCAGGACCAGCAGGGCCAACAGGGCCGACTGGACCAGGAACTCCCTGTGGGCCAGGAGCACCCTGTGGACCAGCTGGACCGGCAGGACCAACTAAACCACCTGAACGTGTAAGAGCATCAACCTTCTTCTCGAGTTCAACAATACGAGCAGTTAAATTTGTAAAACGAGCCATAGCACCACTTGTACCATGTGTACCGCGACTGGAGCTGAACTGAACGGATGACATTTGTTTCTATGGTCGGATGTGAACGAAGTTTCATGGTCTAAACGCACATCAATGAAAATTGATAACACGTCGCATTGAATATACCCGGGAAAAGTAAGACGAAATGATTATTCCTGTGCGTTGTATGAACTGCGGAAAGCTACTAGGTGATAAATGGGATTATTATCAGCGTCGTCTACGTGAGAAAAAGGGTTCAAATTATGCTGAACCAACATGCTTTGATGGAAAGACAATTCCTAAAACTCCCGAGTCTGAGGTTTATGAAGAGTTAAATCTTCGTCGTTATTGTTGCCGAAAAACCCTTTTAACTCATGTTGACCTCATTGAGAAAATCTAGATACAGTACAGAATATGGAGCTTTTTATTCCTAGTTTGGGATTAATCTTAATTGCTTTACTTTTTGTTTACTTTTACATGCCATCTATGGCTGTTCCACTTATGATTACAGCAGCTATGGTAGTTGGTGCATTTGCTGCCTATGCTCACTGGAAGCAGTTTGGTGTATCTGAGTATGAACGTGCCACATGGATGTACAATCTCCGTAAGTATGCTAGTTATGTACTTATTGCTTTAGTAATTCTTGGTGCGTATGGATTTTACACTATGAATTTTTCATCCTCCTCATCTATGGCTACACCTGCTTTACCAGCAATAACTGTACCAACAATGGGTGGTGGTGTACAGTCTATGCTCAAGACAGCCAGTTCCCGGATTAACGAATTAGTACGCCGTGGACGTATGGATTAAATATCATTGTTTAGCAAGGATACTTTCTTTACAATGCCATCTATATCAATGATACAACGCGATCTTGCGGCGTTTGATAGTTACGCACGTAAACATATAGACGATGTATCTGCGTTACAGTCAAAGTGGAAGGCTCTTTTTGATATGCCATTATCATTAGAATCAGCAAAGAGTTTCTCAACATATTATAAGACTATGGTTTCTAAGAAAAATACACGTAAGCATAGTGGTGGTGCGTTAACAGGAGCACCCCTAGAATACACCATGACCCCCGGTGCGAATGTTCAGGTCTATGGTCGTTTTCCAGTTGAAGCTGATACAGACCCTAGTACAATTCGTGACTTAGATGTTTATTTTCAGGATTCTCTCACAAAAGGATGTGGCACCGAGAATAGTTCTCTCACAGTACCAGTAGAGATGGGCTCCAATCAGGTTGGTGGTAAGAATCGCAAGGCAAATCGCAAGAGCCGTATAAATCGCAAAAACTCACGTAAGACATTACGTAAAAACAGTCGTAAGGTATCGCGTAAGAATCGTAAGACCTTACGCCGTAATCGTCGTAGCCATCGTGGTGGTGACTTAATGACATCCCTGGCTTACCACCCTTACTTATCAAGTGTTCCCCAGAACATGATTCAGAATGCTGTACTTTCATCTGAGGGTACATACCCACCAACACCTGTATCCGGTAATCCTACAGTTCAGACATGGGAATATAATAGCCGTGGCACAGCTGGTACAATTAACCCCGGCATTGTAACACCTATTGGTAATGACTTCCAACGCTTAGCGTCTCCTCCTCCATGGCAGACACCTAATTAAACAATAATTATATCTCTTACAAAATTCGTTAACGAGTTATGTAAGGATTTTCTATTCCATGTCTTCAATCAGAGGAATGGATGCCGGTATTTGTCAACCACCAGCATCAGGAGTGACTCCGTCACTAGCCGATAAGGCTCCTGCTGTTTTACAACGTTATTTCCGACAGTTCCCGAATACATTTTTAACGCAGCATCACATGGAGTCCTATGAGGCATTTATTTTTCGCGAATTACCCGAAATTATACAGTCTGAAACACCAATTACCATTTTGAAAGAACCTATTGAAGGTACTGATCTATATCGCTATAAGACTGAAATATTTGTAGGCGGTGAAGTCGATAATGCGGATGATCTTGTCTTAGATGTAGCACCGCCAATGATATCTCTTGATGGCGGAAAGACAAAACGTCGCATGTTTCCTAGCGAAGCACGTATTCGTGATTTAACGTATGCTGCAACATTTCAGGCGGATATATTCATTAAAGTTACATTTACAATGGAAAATGAGGCAGGAGCTCAGCCAAAGTATGTAAGTACAACAAAAACTTTAACCTATAAGAAATTTCCATTATTTCGTATACCTATTTTAATTCGTAGTCGTCTATGTGCAACACATGGAGCCAATAAGGCTTTATTAGCAGAAATGGGAGAATGTAAACACGAACAGGGTGGTTATTTTATTATTGATGGATCTGAAAAGTTATTAATTACTCGTCAAGAACAGGCATTTAATTCAGTTTATGTATCTGTAAAACCAAATGATGATAAACTAGCAACGTTTGCCTCGGTAATATGCCAGCATCCTTATACAAAACAAACACGTCGTGTAGGTTTTTACCGTTTACATGAGACATATACAAATTTTGGAGATATTCGTATTGAAGAAGGTGCTATACGTGTAAGTATTCCATTTGTAAAGGGTACAATTCCATTATTTGCGTTGTTTCGTGCGTTAGGTGTAGAATCAGATCAGGATATTGTTCGTATGATTTTACCTAATACTGCTGAACCTCTTACAAAAACTATGGAAAATACACTAATACCATGTATTCATGATGCCTGGCCAATTACAACTCAGCCATTGGCAATTGAATTTATTCGTACACTCACTAAGGGATTTGAGGTTGCAAATGTATTATTTATTATGAAAGAGTTTCTCTTTTGCCATGTACCAGACAGACCACTTGCTCGTGCTCAATATCTTGCTGAAATAGTTCGTAAAATGATTCGTGTAGAAATGGGCTTAGAACCTGGAACAAATCGTGATGATATTCGTAATCAACGTTTATTACCAACAGGTTCTTTGCTACGTGGTTTATTTTCAGAG